TCTCGATTCCTGTTTAATGCGTTTCAGCAACGACACATTACTAAAATAGAGTGTTTTGTATCGTTTGAAATTAAACAGATGTATAATTACCGGTATCGCAACCGCCAGTAGTGCAAACAGAAAAAACGGGAATAGAAAACTCATGTTTTACCTCAATGTATCTTTTACCGGACTAAATAAGCATAAGAAAAGACTTGCTAAAAGCAAGAATGGCTTTACTTTTCGTCAACAAAAATAAGAAAACAGGATTGATTATTGGCAAGTGCTGAACTTTGTTTGCGGAAAACATTAGCTTTCGTTGCCGATGACGACAACCGTTATTTATAAATACTTGTAAACCATAAATACCGCCACACCTACCAAAAACAGCGCATACACTCTTTTAAACAAAGTGGAGGGCAATTTAATGGCCAGCTTAGAGCCAAAAAACACACCGAAAACAATACCCAGGGCCATCAAACCAGCAAACAGCCAGTTTAAATAACCATCGTGTGCATAAACAATAACACTGGGTAAGCCAACCGGTAACTGAAGCGCTGCAAGCGAGGTTGCTGTTGCGGCCTTCTGTTCATATCGAAAGAATTTAATCAGAACAGGGACAATTACAATTCCGCCGCCTTTACCAAACATTCCTGCGATTGTACCCGCAAACAATCCCAAGGCAATAAAAAGCCACGCCGAAATCCGATCGTGATTAACCGTCTGAACGGGCTCAACCCTTGTTTTTTTACGCGAAATAAGCTCCGGAATATTCAGATAGCTAATGGCGATGTACAATAAAAAACCGGCATATAGCTTCGACAACAAACTCACATTGAGCGAAATGGCCAGTTCAACGCCAAAATAAGAACCAAGGAGAAGCCCGGCTGCAATCCACAACGAATCTTTAATGTTGATGTATCCTGCTTTATAGTAATTAATCACCCCCCATATACCAACCGGCAATAACATGGCAGCCAAAGAGGTTGCATTGGCATTGAGCATTCCAAAACCAAAAATCGCAATCAGGGTAGGCACAATAACAATGCCGCCACCAATGCCAAACAAGCCCGATAATACTCCGGCGAAAATACCAACCGCTAAAATTCCAAATTCAATCAACATGCTGACAGGCTAAACGATTACGTCAACAAATGTAGGTTATTAAAGGTTTTATGGATATATGACTGCGGAAATGCCTGTCATTCTTAACAACAACACAACACAAGCAAAATACCATCGAATGCCTTCCATGCAGTGATCGGATGACTTCGAGTCATCCGATCACTACAGACTCTTTCTTAGTTCTCATATACGAATGTAATAACGTTTTGCCTATATTGAGTAGCGGGTTCTATCGCCCAACCTCAATGAAACACACAAAACCCTTGATAAATACATAGAAGAAACAAGTTCGCCGCCGGGGATGTAGTGCAACCTGGACTTCTCGCTGGGTGCTGTGCACCGCTTAAAGTCCTATTTATTATGGCCAGGTATTCATTTTAAGACGGTATATTCCTTAATTTTCAATTCATATACGGTATTGTCAACCTTTATCCAACCAAATTTATTTCCTGATTTGAATCCAATATATTTGTCTGAAACACTTATGAAATTCGCAAAAGATACACAGCCAGATATGCTTCCACACTCAAAGCTTTGAAGTGCCAATTTTGAGGATGCAGTAGAAGACCAGTTCGAAATATCATTTAGTGTTGCTTTTATGCTCAATGTGTCTGGATAGTTATTAATACTTGATAGTGCAATTTGCAGTCCATTCCTGGTCCAAATATTTGTCTCTGAACTATAGCCATTTGTCGATGGTTTTGGAGTTTTAACAAATACAATATCAGAAGTTCCATCGGAATTTAAATCTAACGAATCTTTACCGGAAGGCAAAACAGACAACTCTGTATCGAGCTTAATAATCTCATAGTTTGCATTTTTATCTCCAATGACAGTTGTATTATTCTCACTTTCCGGATTGCATGAGAGAATAAATAGAAGAATAAATGAAATTGCGAATGTTCTCATTATATTAATTTTAAAGTTAATGTATCAACCTGCGCATATACTTGGGCATAACGTACGGAACTATATGCACTTGCTGTCTGCGGGGTGCTTTTCTGTCAAGCCGAAAAGCAGCCCGAGCGGAAAGATGCCCCTCGAAATCCACTGCTGCCGACGGGTAGTTGAAGTTAGCACTAGTTGTTCCTAATTCTCTTTTTATATAAGTGAAAATAATCATCTTTATAAACAAATTCATCTTCAAACTCGATTGCAAGTAATTTGTAACTACTACCACCCACTGTTTCACACACTATGCCGGAATTCTTTCCATCTACCATAACCTCTTTCGGTTCAGTGTCATATGAAAATATTCGAATGATAAAATTAAAGTATTTGTCTACGCCTTTTAATGCTAAACATTCAGATAATATGCGAGAGATTGGTATTATTTCATCACTGTCTCCAACTTTATTGTTACTATAAATAACTTTCGTCTGCTCGGCTATGTTTTGTAATTCGACAGTCTCAAAGTGACCATCAGCTATTATACGTTTCCATATAATTTTATTTGTTTTTAAGTCTTGACGCAAGTATCCTAAATTTTTAAGTTCGCTATTATCTCCGATACTCAACCCAGTTATTTTGTATGGAAATTCTTTATTTATACTGTCCTTTTGAAGTGCAATTTTGAAGATTGAATGACATTCCACCCCATCGACACAAATTGGATCGGGAATTTCAACAACATAAAAAGTCAATGAAGTATCCAGAAACCAAATACAAGGGTTTTTAGCTGTACCTGATCGCCCGTCGAACGGCAAACATGTCTCTGTAAGCAAGACTAGTATAAATATGACAAAGACTCCTTTTTTCATACAATTAGTGCTAACGTAGGAAGCTACACGCAGGACGGGATTTTACCCGATGAACTTCCTACGAAGAACTGCCTTTCAATTTACTAATTTCCTGTCAACGAAGCACCGAACCCCAGCTTGACGGGTAGCTGATGTTGGTGGCAGTATTTCAGTCACTTGAAATAACGATTATTATTTGTCAATAAAAACGATTCTCTCAAAAAAATCGCTGTTTCTCAGCGAATTTGTGTCAAGTTGCAATTTGTCTGGCAACGAGTCCACGAAACATTAAAAACTTTGTCCGCGAAAATGCTTCCAGTTGCGGTCTGTGTCAAGTTGAAAATGAACGTTTTAGACGAAATTTTCTCTCAAAAAGCAAAAACTTGTCAAATCGAACCGACCTAAAAACCAAATTTTTAAAAACCTATCAAACGACTCGAACCTGTCGAACCGAGAAAATTTCTCAAGCCGCCGGACCAAAATCTCTAAAAACCTGTCAAAACGCGAAACTCTCTCAACCCACAAAAACACTCAATCCGAAAGATTTGTCAAGACCTGAAAATGTTTCAAGTGGCGACAAATATTGCCACCAACTAGTAAATATCACCAAATATATAGTACTTTTTTATGCTTTGGGTTGTATTGAGCATATTTATTCTCAATTCTTTTATTCTGATATTGAGCTTCTGCCAACATCATCTTCTTTTCTATATCTTCGAATGCCTTCCATGTAGTGATCGGATGACTTCGAGTCATCCGATCACTAACACGTCATCACCAAATATTTGCAGGCTGTTTTTACTAAAAAATCCGTCTGACAATACGAACCGTATTATCCGACGGATTTGTTGATTTGTATGCGGGCCAATCTCGTCTTAATTTTTACTGAGCTTCACCTCAACAACTGTTATTTCGCCATCGTTTACATTTACGGTAACCACCTGCTCGGCATATCCCATTTTTTTAAAACTAGCCTTATATATTCCTGCCGCTATCGACTTAATATTAAAACCACCTTTTTCGGCTGTAATTTAAGGGGGTAAAAACGAATTGTACAAAAGTTAATTATTAGAATAGTTGAAAATGTGAATGTTACGAAAAGAGCGACAAAAACGAATTGTACAGCAAGGTTAATAAATTGTACATTGTGGGTTAATTTATGGCCGCAAAAATGTACGCTCTAAACGGCAAAGGTTAATAGTGCCAGCAAATATAGCTTAAAAGGTTGTAAACAAAGCTTTAAATAGCCTTAAATGGTAGTTTAAAACTAAGGATATACAAAATATGGAGACCAAAAACGGTCTCCTTTTTTTATGCCATTTTTTTACCGTGAGAGTTGCAAAAAACAAGATGGGCATACTAATGGGCATACTAATGGGCATACTAAACATTGTTTTAAATGACTAAAAACAGATAGCATAAAGCCAAAAAATGAAGCGAAAACGGTGTTTTTGGCACGAAAACAGGGGGTTAAACCACCCATTAATACACAAACAAACATTAGTTTTATTGATGTAAATATCTAACAAACATGAAATTAGCTAGTATTTTATTGATTTATACACAGAAGTGTGTGTGTTTATTCCAATCTGACTCCGCCCAGCACCAGGGCAATGCCGGTTATTTCATTCTGAGGAATCTCGAACGGTGAATAATCAGAGTTTTCGCTTACGGCCAATAATGTTTCTTTGCTGCTTCCTTTTCGTAGCCGCTTAATTAATATGCCTTGCTCACGGGTGGCAATTACATGCACTTCGTTCCATTGAATAAACTGGCTTTCTCGTAACACACGGCATGCAACCAGGTCGCCGCTGCTATAACGGGGTGACATACTATCGCCCCGAACACGGAGCATAAATGATGCCTGGTCGAAATCAGGGATTAAGTACCGGCCTAAAATATCGGATTGATTTATTGCAAAATTACCAGAACCAAACCCTCCAACCGCTTCAATTTCCACCAAAGGAATTCCTTCATCAGATACAACAGCAACCGGCTTTGTGGCTATAGTTTTTAATATTTCTCCCTTACCTGTAAGAAGCCACTCTGCATTATATCGGGGATAATTTTCAACTATTGAAGTTGCCCACTTGCTTTGAATATCAGTGTTATTGGCTAAAGATCGGCTTAATACTCCCTTACTCGCACCGATCTTGCTTTCAAGTTGCGTTATCTTAATTCCCTCATTGTCAGCAATAAATTTAATGCGATGAGAAATACTTTCCATTTGGTTGAAAATTATCACGTAAAAATTTGCGTAGTTGAAAATTATCTTCTTAATTTGCTCACACTAAAGTATGACAAAAATTTAAATAAAATGACAAACGAGGAGCTAAAAAAATTACTTGACCGTGGCGACTATGTAAAAATAGCCCGCATAGCAGGCTATAAAAACCTTACCGACGGGCGCAGGTATGTTTACAAAGTTCTGTCAGGCCGAATCAGTGGCAAAAAAGGGATCGCAAAGAAAATAATTGATGCCGCGCACGAGATTGCCGCACGCAATGCAGCCAACGGAAAATCGCACGACGCTGAGCAATAGAAAGCACAAACAAACAACAATGGAATACTACAATAATATACTCTGCATAGAGGCAGGATGGCTGATTGAGAACGAAATTTTATCAAAACCGAATTACGATAAGCTTACTCGGATACCAAAAGGTAAAAAAGAAAGCATTATAAAAGTGATTCGTCGTGGTTGCCTTACTTCTCCTGCCTTAGTTGCATACGATAGTATTCCGGAGCGATTTAAAAGGCAAATTATAGCCTTGATTGGTGATCCTTACAAAGTGGTTCATAAAAGTAAGTTGACAGATACCATTACACCAGACCCGAAGGCTTTAATATTTTATCGCGACGATTTCAGACTTGAAAATGGCGATCAACTTCCTGTTGATGTACAAAAAGAATATTGCACCAACGCCGAAATACTAAACGCCATACATGTTATTCTTTCAGAAAAAAAACCAGCGGCAAAAACCATCAATGGAAGTTCAAAAGGCTTTTGGCCAAATATGGCAGAGGCCGTTTTAAATCTTGATAAAACAGTGTTTAAACACTCGTTGCCTCCTTATCCTAAATTTGATGAAGATGGTAATCAACTACCATTATCAGCATCGGCTTACCGCCGCCTTCAGGATAAATACAACAAATACATTGATGAAAGTTACAAAAGCCTGATACATGGCAACTGGTGTAATACGAATAGCGAGAAGGTAAACGACGAAGCTAGGTATTGGATTCTCAGCCGTTGGACAAGTATGGTTAATAAGGTTGCCAATGAGCAACAACTAATGTCTGAATACAATGAACATGCACCAAGCCAGGAGTGGAAGCAAATCAAGAACGTTGCCACTATTCACAACTTTTTATATGAACCAGAAATTAAACGATTATGGTGGGGTCACCGGTACGGCGAACTGAAGTTCAAAGAAAAGTTTGTTTACCAGCAAAAGACCATACTCCCAACCATGCGCGACTCTTTATGGTACTCCGATGGTACAAAACTTAATTATTTCTACCAGTACCGTGGCGCAAAAGGTGAATTTAAGATGGGAACTACCAGCGTGTACGAGGTGATGGATGTGTACAGTGAGGCGATGCTTGGTTATTTCATTTCGGATACTGAAGATTATGTGGCTCAGTACAACGCTTACCGCATGGCCTTACAAACAAGCGGATGTAAACCGTACCAAATTACTTACGACAACCAGGGTGGACACAAAAAGTTAGAAAGCGGAGACTTCCTTACAAAACTGTCTCATTTATCTATCCGGACACAGCCGTACAACGGTAAATCAAAAACAATCGAATCAGCATTCAACCGGTTTCAGCAACAATTTTTAAAGAAAGACTGGTTTTTCACAGGACAAAATATTCAGAGTAAAGCGAACGAAAGCAAGGCCAACATGGAGTACATCATGGCAAACAAACACATGCTCCCAACGCTTGAAGAGGTGAAAGCAACCTATTTGAAACGCCGCAACGAATGGCAAAATGCACCTCACTTTAAAACTGGCATTGCTAAAATCAAAATGTACAACGAAAGCCAAAACCAGAAGGCTGTTAAGCTCGAATTGATGGACATGGTTGATCTGTTCTGGGTGCTTAGGGAAAAACCCGTTACATGCAGTGCTTACGGTATCAGCTTTGAAGAAAAGAAGGAGCAATACGACTTCATGGTTAACCAGGCAAATGGCCTTCCTGATGTGAAGTGGTTAGCCAGCAACATCGACCGAAAATTCAGGATCAAGTTCGATCCGCTTGACTTCAGCATTATTTACCTGTACGAAGATACTCCACAAGGCTTACGCTTTGTAACATCAGCCGATCAGAAAGTTGAAGTGCACCGCGGCAAACAGGAACAAGAAGATTGGGAGGCTCAGTTCTTCAAGGATATTGAAAAGGAAACTGAAACGCTACGGATTGAAACTCAAAACTATGTACGCACAATTCAGGAAAAACACAACGACCTGCCTGAACAACATGGTTTTGTAACTCCAAAGATAAAAGGAATCAACTCTAAGAGTACCGCAAAAAAAGCGAAGCAACCGGCTGACAATTTTGGACGAATTCAGAAAGCAATGAGTAACGCAGTGATGGCCGGAATTGACGATGAAGATTTTGACGAAAATGACTTATACAAAATGATGTAAAACAAAAAAGCCCCTCGCGGGGCAGTAAAGCGAACCAAAGATATGAAAAATTCAGAAAAACAACAAATTGCCGAACGCTTGGCCGAATATTGCGCCAGGTACGAGAGTCAAAACAAAGCAGCCAACAGCCTGAAAGGTGTGAGCGCTGCCACCATTTCCCAAATGCTAAACAACAACTGGGACTTGATTAAGGAAGAAATGTGGCGCAATGTGTCCGCACAAATTGGTTACACTGCTGATGATTGGGTAATTGCTGAAACCCGAGATTTCAAACTCCTGACTAAATTGCTTGTAGATGCAAAAGAGGATCATGGAGTATCTTTCATCATTGGCAATGAGGGCACAGGAAAAACAGAAACAATTGCCTCATTTACTGAAGACAACAAACGGGTTTACGTGCTAAAATGCAATGATTTCTGGAACCGTAAAACATTTCTGGCTGAATTGCTTGCAGTAATGGGCCGCGACAGCTCAGGCCTCACTATGTACGGTATGATGTCGCTTATTATTAAAACCATAAAAACGCAGGATCATCCGATTATTATACTCGACGAGGCCGACAAGCTGAGCGACCAGATTCTATACTTTTTTATCACGCTTTACAACAACCTCGAAGATCATTGCGCCATCATCATGATTGCAACCCCTTACCTGAAACGAAGGATTGAAGCGGGCACACTTTCAAAGAAAAAAGGTTTTCCTGAAATCTACTCGCGTGGCGGAAAGAAGTTCATCGAATTGAAAGGCGTTGGATCGATGGACGTTCGCGCCATCTGCATGGCAAACGGCATCACATCGGCTGTTACGATCAGAGAAATTTTTGAGGACTCGGAGAATGACCTTCGCCGCGTGAAGAAAAAGATTCGTGCCTATAAAAAGCACGTCCAGGGCAAACAGGAAACGGCTGCATAATGGCTGAAAAGAAGCTAAACAGGGCGATATCAATCGCGGAATTAGAAATGACTGTTTTTAAAGAATTTGACTGGGATGGTGAATGGCTTGAGTTCTTTGGAGATATTGAGTTTGCCGGTACGATGCTATTGTGGGGTGATTCAGGAAATGGCAAAACCTCATTTGGACTTCAACTCTGCAAGTATTTGGCTGAAAAGGGTGTGAGAACAGCTTACGACTCACTGGAGCAAGGGCGGTCTAAATCGATGAAAAATCAGGTAAAACTAGCCGGGCTCACAAGCTCTTCAATTCCACGTGGAAATTTTTTATTGTTGAACAAAGAGCCAATTGAAGATTTAAAAATAAGATTGAGAAAAAGAAGATCACCCGATTTTGTAGTCATTGATTCAGTTCAATATTCCGGGATGAATTATAATGATTACAAGGCGCTCAAAGATGAGTTTTCAAACTCAAAACTGATATTGCTTATATCTCACGCCGATGGAAGAAACCCACGCGGAAGAGTCGCATACAACATTCGTTACGACGTCGACGTGAAAATGAGGTGCGAAGGTTACCGGGCATTTACACTTAGCCGAATGGGTGGCGGGAAACCTTACACCATTTGGAAAGAAGGGGCTGAAGCTTATTACAACGAAGATTTATAAAATGCAAAAAATGGAAATAATCAACAAATCAATTAACTCTAAGGCCGTGCAAAATATGCGACTGAATGAGATGGATGTTTGGTCGCTGTTTTTTGACTCTGGTTGCGATTACCTTGATCAACTCCAGCACCGGATCACACGCTATTCGGTATTCAAAGCACAGTTTGGCGAACTTATGAGTGGCATATCGCTTAAACAAACACCTAACGAAACTTTTAAACGGATACTTGCTTCCCCTCATTTTTGGAATTGGTGGAGTACGCAGCTTTGGCGTGTATGCTATAACTACAGCAACGACGGCAAGAATGAAGTTTATATCCGGCTGATGTTCAATACCAGTCTTATCCCACAAAGCACACTTGAAAAAATATTTAAAAATGAGAGGCGACAAACGAACAGTGCAAAGCAAAAAGGAATGCCATTTGGCATTAAGCACCGAACACAGCAAGTGTGTTGAGAAGCTTGAGACATTGGAAACAAAACAACTATCAGGCGATTATTCAGCCGAAACGGCAAGGGGAATAAATATACTACGCTACCACATTGAAGTATTGGAAAACCGGATCAACGGAAAGTTTGATGATTCGTACCGGTGCGAAATGGAATGCACCGTACCCAAAACACAGCGAAAATGATTGTTCAGATACATCTTACAGATGCACAGTTGACTGAGTTTCTTAAAAAGACCGGCTATGAAACTGAAATGATTGAAGTAACTGAATGGCGAAGCGCCTACCACAACCGCGATGAGCCGGTAACGTTTGGTCGCTTACACGTGGTACTCCCTGACGGCTCGAAAAAACCGGCCAAAGAATTTTTTGAAAAACTTATAGATGAATCGATTATAAACATTATTAAAAGTAACAGCAATGGAAAGTCTTGATTTAAAAAACCTTACTAAAGAACAGCGCGAAGATTTAAAAAAGCAACTGGTAGCCGAGGAAAAGGCTGCGAAAGAAAAAGAACAGAGCGACCGCGAAACATACAAAAACATGGTTTGCGAAAGCGTTGACGAAACCTTTGAATTTTTGCAGGGGATATCGCAACAATTGAGCGATGTTAAAATGAACGTATTTAACAACTTCGCTCATTTACTCGACCTTAAGAAATCGCTGTATGGCGTTAAAGATGGCCAGCAAAGCCACACGTTTACCAGTACTGATGGCTTAAAAAGTATTACCCTGGGTTACCGTGTGGTTGATAGTTACGATGACACGGTGAATGCCGGAATTGAACGTGTTAAAACATGGATAAAGAATCAGGCAAAAGATGATAATGCTGCTAATTTGGTTGAAATCATTAATGGGCTTCTGAAGAAAGATGCCAAAGGAAACCTGAAAGCAAA